CTGCTGCTGTGTATGGGAATGTCATTTTTCCGACTTTTGGCATTATTGTATTCCTGCTTCCTTGAGTTCTCGCATTACTGTGGCTGTTGGTTTGTCTATCTTCTTTGCTTGTATCATTGTGTTACCATCATAGGCTGCACCTATCTTTTCAGATGCTTCGTGTGCTGCCTGTATTTGTTTTATCTTTGTCCCATTAGGTTGGATACCCTGCGCCCTAGCACTACGGTAGGCCTCAAGTTCATTGTTCCATTTCTTCTGGGTGGTGCCGCTTGCTATTACATCACCTCTGGCATCGCCAGTAGATAATTCTAGAAGTTGTATCTTGCATCCAAAGCAACTTTCTACATATTCTGGATGTGTCTGTCTTTGATGTAGTCCCATTATTCCACCGTAAAGTTGGCTGAAGTTACAATGCCGTCAGCAATCATTGCTGTTCTAATAGCATCACTAATTCCAGTATGTTGACATCCACCCATATAGTAAGCAGTGTAAGTTGCTAACTCATCTTCGGTTGGATACTGTATAAGCGAGTAAACACCAGCATCTAAGATGATAGTATAACTCTTTGTGCGTTGTTTAAAGTGTGTGAACAAACGGTGCATACCAATGTGTCCTTGTTCCAAGGTTGGTGTTACGAGTGTGTACGTTGCCATTGTTCTCCCTAATGAATTTACCAAGAGGCAGGGTTTCCCCTGCCCCTCAGTCAATCAATTATGCGACTGATGAGCCGTTAAGAATACGATACAAGGCTGCTTCGCGGTAACGCTTGAAGCCTAGTACGCCGTACCAACCCATTGGGCGGAAACGCATTAACTGGTCAATGACTGGACCGATAACTACATGTGGCTCTTCAGCAACGGCTTCAGCCATTGCTTCCTTACCAGCAAGAATTGTGCGGTATACCTTGGCGCTTGAAGCACCGTCAGTATCGTTGTACATACGAGCAGACTCTACGAAGTAGGCTCCTTCATATGAACCAATTTCTCCAGCCCAAATGTTTTCATTTGAGTTGTACTCGTGAGGCAAACGCCATCCACCAGCACCAGTCTCAGCACGAAGGTCGTGTGAAACTTCTGGGTGAATACCACACCAGTACATTGAACCCTTACGAGGTACTGACAGACCTGAACGCAACTTAGCAACAGCCTTACGGATGTTAGCAGAAGTGATTGTATCTGTAGCAGCAATTGTTACTGTGTTAGTACGTGTACCACCGTAGATGACGTTTGTGCCACCACGAAGTTCAGTCTGTGCAACTGTATCAATTGAACCTGCAAGGTTGAAAGCGATGATGTTAGCAATTGCTGGGTCTACGTCAGCAAGGCTGAATAGTTCCAAAGCACGTGTAACAAGGACAGAGTTACCGTACTCAGCAAGAGTAATAGTAACTGATGTTGGAGCAGCAATCTGTACTGAGTCACGCTCAGTTGATTCTGTCAGAGCAGTTGTCTGTTCAGACAAATCTGCGTATAGTTGTAGAACTACGGTTGAGCCAGGGTTTGCTAACTTAGTGGGCTTCTTATCTGCGACACTACGAATTAGGGGTTCTGAACGCAACGCAAAGTCTAATAGTCGGTCATACGCCTTTTGGACGAGACCTGCAGCACCAGCGGTACCAGCGAGATTGCCAGTAGAGGATGTATATGCATTAGCCATTGTTGTTCACCTCCTAGGTGAGTTGTGAAATTACTATGTAAATTATTGTTGAGAGAAAATAATAGAGTTGAGTTCTTCTGCAGATGCCGCATTATTAATTCGACTCAATAAATCTTCTGCTCGGTCAGGGGTCGAACCAAGTTGAGTAACTACATCTTGCTGCCTTAAGGCTGCTCGATTTAGTTCCTGCTCTTGTGTTACCTCTGGCTGTGTTAATCCAAACAAGTCTCCATTATCTGCAAGCCAGTTATTAACTGACTCTTCGGTAACTTCATCCAAGTCCTTTAGGATTAATCGTTGTGCCTTTGGATTGACACCCTTCTGTTCTAGGACCTCTTTGACTGTACGCTCACGCTGCGACTTGGATAATCCCTCAAGTTGCTCAGTGAGTTCCTTAATACGCTTCTCATCGTTGCGCTTGGCTTTCCGTAACTTTTTAAGTAAGTCACTTCCATCCATCTGCACTTCGTTGTCGGTATCTTGGTCGTCTTCGTCTTCATCCCAGTAGTTGTTGCTCATAGCAACCCACCCTTCTATTCGTTTGAATCGCAAGCCTCAGATTCTAGTCGGGGAACTAGCCTGGCTCTTACTACCAGTCTTCTACGCTATGTGGGCTGGTTGGTCACATAGGATTCTATTTTATATTTGTCCTGCTGCTGAGGATTTCTTTAGGTAACTAGTACTGTAAGCACCTGGTGCATTACCTGCACTACCTTCAAAAATAGCACGTTCCTTAGATGCTAATGTAGTGCGCTTACGTTTTGCTGCATCACTAGCCTTTAGGAACTCTTCTTCGCCAGCCATCTGGTCATACTTAATATTAGTTTCGCCGTAAATGTTACCAAGTTTAGTAGCCTCTGGAAGTACAGCAGCAACGTTTGCATAGCCCTCAAGGGCTGCTGCTCTGTCTACTCCATAGTCAGCAAGACCTAATGCATTAAGTGAAGTACCACTTGTAAAGCCCTGACCTACTGCGGCAGAACTAATCTCAGATGCTGTTACTTTTCTTTCTAAATCAATACGTGTAGCCTCTGGATTAAGGAAGTATGAAACTAAATCTTTATCAGTAATGCTTGGGTAATATGCCTTTAGTTGTTTTAATATCTCTGGGTCGCTACCCTGTACACGCTTAACCGCTAGGTTAAGACGCTTATCTACTTCAAGAGCAGATACACTATTACCAATTAGAGTTGCCTTCTGTGCACGTGTAGATAAGTTGCCTACACCATATGCCTTAAAGTATTCATCATAAGCATTCTCTTGTTGTAGGTAGTCGTATTCACTTAGGGCATTTTTTCCAGCCTTAACAAGTGCTTCGTTACCAGCAAACCTAGCCTTGTACACACCAAGATTACGCATGTTAAGGATAGCCATGTTGGGACCGATGTTAGGGTCAATAATTTGCTTTTCAATAAAGCCAGATAGTTCTGACATTTCAGCATCAGTGAATCCATATGAACGCATTGTGTCTTGGATAAGGGCAAATGCATCACGCTTTTCAGCCTGTTCTGCTGCTTGTTTAGCAATTGCTGCTTGTTCTGCATCATATCTAGCCTTGTTTGCAGCAGCCTCAGCATCTGCTTTTTTAGTTCCTTTAGATAAAAGAAGTCTTTTACCAGACTTGTATACTTGGTAAATGTCACCAGTTTCAGGGTCAGTATATGTATCAACTACATAATCAGTTGGGTCATCTGGTGGTACATCAGGGTCACCAACTTTCTTTTTAACAACAGGAGCAGTAGGGGCTACAACTTTAACTCCAGGTCCATCTGGATTAGGAATTAAAGTACCACCAATTTGTGCAGCAGTTTCAATAGCATTAGCCTGTGCATCTAACTGCGCTTGTGTTAAACCAGTAGTACCAACTTTAACACTATATGGAGCGTCTGCAGCCTTAGCCGCTAACTGAGCATCCATTGCTCTATCACCTATAGCAAGCGAACGCTGCATTGCTTGTGCTTCTGCAAGTTTTGCTTGTGTTTTTTTAATCTGCGCTTTAGCAGCGGCTAATGCTTTTTGTGCTGCAGTCTGTGCCATTAGCCCACCTTACCCCAACTTTTGAGTATTGTATTAATAAATGTTGCAGCCATTTCATTAGCCTTTGGAGTCTTACGCCATAGTGGATTAGAACGAACGCCTAATATAAAATCATTAACGCTAGAAATATCAGGACCACCAATAGCCTTTTGTACATCGTCATCGTAGATGTCTACTGCATTATCAGTAAGACCCATCTCTCGTTCCTTAAGTCTTTGGAAGTTGGAAGAGATGTCAGATACTTTAAGACCTTGGTCTATATAATTTGCTAAACCCTTGAAGTGAACTTTAGCAGCCTGCTTAATACTGTTAGCCTCTTGCTCTAAGCCAGTAGCCATGCTAGTTGGACTAACACCAGCAGTAACACCACCTGGCTTAAGTGATTTATAAACACGACCAAGTAAATCCTGATGAGTCAACTGAACGCCATAGTCAGCAGCAACCTCTTTGAGTTTGCCATATGCAGCACCAACAAGAGCGCCCTCATCTTCAAGTGCCTCTTGTGTTGCATTCTTAATGCCAACGCTATTAGAGTTTTTATCGCCATTAATAATAAGACCAAGTCGCATTTCAATACGGTCTTGCTCTGTTAATGGTGCATAACTAAAACCAGTAGAAGTGCTAATACCAGTAATCGGGTCACTAGTTGATGTTGATGTTGAGATTCTTCGCAATTCTTCTTTATGAAGTTTATTCCAATATGCCTTACGTAATGCATCTACCTTGTCAACAAGGTCAGGGTTACCAATATACTGTTGAACAGTACGATTAAACTCCGCATTAGCATCCATCTCTGTAGTTAACTGCGAAGTCCTTTGGGACTGAGTTGTTTTAGGTGGAAGTATCTGACGAGTATCTATGAATTGGTTATAGCCAATAAGATTAGCAGTACTAGCACCACGCTGAGCGGGGTCAATCTGTGCAAACTCTCTTGCTGCAGTCCAGTTAATAGCACTGACTTCATTCAAAGAGTTCTTAATGGCTGTCATAAAGCCAATATCAGACTCACCTATTGGTTGAGTTAAAGACTTTTTGTATGCTGCTCCATTGATACCACCTGGGTAATACTGTTGCAGTTTTTGCTTTACATAAAGATAACTTTCATCATTCTTTGGAATGTACGATAAGAACTCATTTGCTGCTGCATTTGCATCTTGTAATTCAAAGCCTCTACCATCTGTACTAGGCTTCAGAATAACAGTAACACCTGGTTGCTTGGTATCAGTTCCAGGTAGGGCTACGTATGCTTCAGTAGTTACGCCACCAGTTGTGGTTGCTGGAACATAGATAATCTTTCCATCAAGGAAAGAACTCCAGTCAGTTCTAGTTCCCTTAGGAATTGGAGTAAGTTGTGTTCCGCTTGTAGTGTTGTTTTCTCTTTTGCCAGTGTAATCTGATTCAGGGTCTTTCTTGTATGCTTCAAGGGCTTTAGCCTTTTGCTGAGCAGGAGTCAGTTTAGGATACTGAGTCTTTGCTATCTCCTCATAATAACTAAGTGATTTTGCAGCCATTTACTTTAAGCCCTTCGTTGGTATTCTATAAACATCATCCAATAGTGGCTTGATAATGTTTTGATATGCCATACCTGCGTATGGGTTAGCAAGAGACAGTTTCATTAGGTTTTCCATACCATCTTTGTACACGGTATTAAGTACGTTTATACCATCTGATTGCGTACGGATATTGTTATCTTCAAATACAAGCAACATTGTGCTTGCTATATTAA